TCTGCAATGTTATCGTACTCACCACGTGAGTCTCTGTCCCTTGTGTAACCTTCTAGTAGTTCACCAGAAACTAATTGTAAGTCTTCTTCTGATAATATCTCTGCTAAGTTAGCATTGAACTCTTCGCCAAGCATTTCCTCGTCTTCGAGTAAACCCATTGCTTCAGCTGCTTCCATTTCTGCAGTATCTGTAATTTCAACTTCTATTTCGTCGTCACTAATTTGTGTAACATCTTCGCCGTCAGGCATTGGTACACCTGTTAACACTTCTTCTAAATCTATTTGCTTTTCAATTGCCATATCGTACCCTTATTAATAGTATAATCCTTTGTTCTTACCGTATGCTGCTTCTTTCCTATTATATACTCTTTGCTCAGCCTTGTCAACCCATGTATTGCCACTATGCTCTATGTATCCACCGTTACGCATCCACAATAAAGCTTGTGATACTGTATCTACGTAGTCATCATGGTTACCTGTAGGAAAAACTCTAGTCTCTTCCATAACATCGAAAGCCCATTGCCTATCATGGGGTGCAAATATTCTACTATTGTGGAATAGTGCAGTAATTGCGTACACTCTTGCAACTTTATCACGATCTGGGTTAAATTCAAAGATAGGAAGACCTGTACTTCGTAGATCTTGTATCAAAGACTGCCCTGATGCCTTCTTCTCTATGAGTATAGAGTCAGGTTGATGCTCATCATACTTGTCAATCACCTTTTGACGCAGTGTTGGGTAGTCCCATCTGCCCCTTTCAGCTCCTAACAGGCATAAATTAGCAGGACCTAGCTCACCACCGAACACACCCCACGTAGTTATAGCAGAATAGTCGGCTGTTGTCCTAGTTGAGAACGCAGTATCCCATGATTGTATAATATAATCACACTCAGGTGCTTCTTCTTTAGTCCAATCTTGCCACCACTCAGACTTAATTATGTTTCCTTGCTCAGATGAAGGTGCTTGCCCGTACAATGCATCAAATTTAAAACCTGGTGTATTGTTTTTAGTACGAATGATGTCATCTGTTGTCCAACAGAAGCCATTTTCTTTATCAGGTGCAGGCCAAAAAGACTCACCTAGTTTTAATTTAGTAAAATCTTGGGACAAATATCCTTGATCTATTAACTTTTGGCGTGCTGGTTTTAAAGTTTCTAAAGATTCTGTAGTATTTAGGGCAGGTATACGAACTACTTCCCACTTGTCCGCCATGGGGGCAGTCTCTTGTTGATCTAATAAGAATCCTGCTAAGTCTGTCTCATGCCATCTAGTCATAACTAATACAACTTTACCACCAGGCATTAATCTCGTACGCAAACCTGATGAGTACCATGCGTTTAAACTATCTCGTCTTGTCTTTGAGTAAGCATCTTGCTCTGATATAGGATCATCAATGATTGCTAAGTGCGCACCAAATCCTGCGATACCTGAACCAGAACCAGCTGCTAGGAATGAACCTGCTTGTTTCTTCTTATGTTCAAGCGCCCATGAGTTTGCCGCTCTGTTATCTTTACGAATATTTATGTTAGGGAATATAGATTGATATGCATCTGTATTTATGATGTCACGAATAGCACGACCAAACCTTGTAGCTAAGTCATCACTATGTGATACTGCAATCTCTTGCCAATATGGATTACGCCCTAGCGCCCATGCTGGAAAGTAAGTAGATGTGATTAATGATTTACTAGAACGTGGTGATATAAAAATCATGAGACGATCCGTCTCACCCTTCTCTAATCTCATTAGTTGATCACACAACACTCTGTGGTGTGGACCAATACTGAAAGAAGGATTCATTAGCATTACAAACGCTAAGAGATCGTCTCTTGCTTGATGGATTGCTAGCCTAGTGGCTGCATCCCTATCTTCCGATGTTAACGACATACGCAATTCCGCCCCATAATGCAAGTTGCATATATAGGTTTGTCGGAGGATTGGATGCGTTATATTCCTCTAGTGCTGGCGTTAATACGCGAGTCCCCATACTATCTCCTGTGTTAGTTGGTTTTATACTTTTTTATTTCGAGCAATTCTGACTGTCTCACCAATAGTAGGTTTACCTTCTGGAAGATTATAAATATCCCAGGTGTGCACTCCATTATTGTAGTCATACTCTTCTGCTTGAGTCGTCCAAGTATACGTGCCATTCTTACTTGCTTTAGCGCTAGATGTATACCTAGTACTATTGTAAGGACCGTTTACTGGATGCGACTTAACTTCTTTTATAGCCATGATCTATCCTTTCCTAAAATTTAAAATTTAATCCAATAGAAGCTTTCTTCTTTTTTGGATCGTAACTTGCAGAAAAAACTTTAGGAATCTTATCTTTAAGTTTAGTAATTTTTTTTAAAACTTTTTTACCACCTGGGATCTTACTCACACCAGCAGCTACAGCTCCTAAGCTTAGTTTTTTTGCCGCTTCTTTAGCTTTCTTTTTAGCATAAGCTTTAGCTTCTTTGGCCGTCATATCTTTTCTTTGATTAGACAATTTATTTTCTTCGTCTAGAAATTAATTCGTCTGTTCTACGTTTTTTATTCGCAGCCATTTTAGCATTAGCTTTTTCGCCAGCAGTCTTAGCTGCTTTAGCTGTAATGAATCCACCACGTTTAGCATCTCTAGTATCTGCAGCTTTTGTATCAGAAGCTTTCTTAGCGACTTTAGCTGCTGCTCTTTTCTTACCTGCCGCTCTTCTAGCATCTTCAGCTTTTTGAACTGCTGCTGACTTTTTCTTTTGTGCAGGTGATAAAGGTTTCTTCTTAGGTACTATTTTTGTTTTCTTAACGGGATCTGCTTTAGCTTTACTGCCCCCTCCGCTAATTGCACTCTTAATTACTTTCTTTGCAACATCGCCAATAACTGTTGCTGGTGCGCCTATTGGACTTTTAATTCCTGCGATAACACCTCTTTTAAGATCTTTAGCCCCTTTTACTATTTTCTTTTTAAGATTTTTTGTTTTAAAATTTGTTTTTGTTTTAGGTCTAGTTTTTGAGAAACCAGTACTGTTAAAAATTTGAAATCCTGGTTTAACTTTGTCTCCGTCGAATGCGTCTTTAATTTTTTTAAAAAATCCTTTTTTCTTCTTCTCGGCCATGTGGTATCCTTATTTTATTTGTTTTAGTTGTGGTGCTGCTATTCTCTTGAGACGTTCGACATCTCTCGCTATATCCGCCTCTGAGTTCCCCGTCGAGAACGCATTGGTTACTGTTGTCTCGTTAATAGATTTGTCAGTCCACATCGCTTGATGTTTACCGAGAAGTTCTAATGAACGGATAGCCGCGTTGTAATCTCCTTCTTGTTCTGTCTTTTCAGAGATACGTACTAGGCGCCTAAGTATATCATCCGCTTCAATTTTAGTACGCTTTGTTTGTTCTGACTTAAGCTCAGCTAACCTTGTTACAATCGCAGGATTCTTTGTTAACTTATATGCGTTATTCGATGCGTGCTTCTCAGAGTAGCCTGCTCTTATGGCGGCTTGTTTAATGTTGAGATCTTTTATGAACTCATTACAAAACGCTTCCTGTTGAGGAGTTAACTTAACCTCTGAGTTAGGTTGTTGCATTTTAGTAGCTTTAGTCATATGCATAGTATACAACATTTATACTTGAATTGCAAGAGCAAATGTTGTACAATGTTTATGTGTGGTTCACACCACACGTCTCCTGTAAGTCGGGGAGGATTAATAGCGTTCACTCTCTCAAATATAACGCGCCTCCCCGCAATTAAAAGGGGGCAGTGCCACGCCGCGCAACTTTTCCCTGGGAAAAATAGTCTAGATATTTGCTAAAATTTTTTGAGATACCGTATATATATATCTAGGCCCTGTGTTTTTTGGGGGTGGGGGTCGATGCTTGGTCATTTCTACCAAAATGGGTGTTCCTGTTTTGTTCTCTGTGACAAATGGCCCAGGCACTCGCCTTATTTGAGCCACAATTTTATGCTAGGTTTTCGCTTTTCTTTTTTCCCAGACTTCAGCCTTTATATATGTATTATATAGACTTAAAGTTATCCACAGGTTATCCACATTTATTTTAAATTAGTTCATTTAGCTATTGCGTTTATATTTCTTTAGTTGTAGGGTTAATAATCAGATAATAAAACAAAGGTTTTAAAGTCTGGGGAAACCAACCTTACCCCTCCTTTAAGGTAAGATAACAAAGGCTGATTATGAAGTATATTAGAAAAGTTAAGCATACTTTTCATGCGATAAGATGGACTGAAAAACCACAGCATGAAGTGACTATCAAGCAAGAAAGTTTTAAAGACTTGAGTAACTACATAAGACCACTGCCGACAAGTTCCAGCATATACAATCCAATCGGAATGAGTTATCAAGGAGGGAGTTCAAAACCGATACGACAAGTAATATAAGAAAAGACTTGACAAGATATTAAATTAATATAGAACTAATAATATAAGGAGATTATATGAGTAAATATACGATTGTTAAAAATGAATATGAAAGTTATTATGTTAAAGAAAAAACCAAAACACACACAGGGAGAAGATGGCTGACTATGGAGAATATAATCGAAGATTATCCCACTTTAGAAATGGCTCAAAAAATGTACCCAAAAGCCATCTATAAAGATGAGGGCGAAATATGGTTTGACAGATTAACTGAAAGCCAAAACATGCCAAGTAATGGAGGATATTAACATGACTGAAATTGTGAACAGACGGATTGAGATTACAAGTAGAAAAACATTAACAAGATTATTAAGGGGGTGTTATCATGTCTATGCTTATATAGTTCTAGATTATAAAAATGATGGTATGTCTATCAAACTACAGAAAACTGACCTAATGGCATGTATTAAAGATTGTGAAATTAGTCTTGAGAAGTTTAGATATGATGTAAAAGAAAATAATATATACATTGACAGTTATTTATAAACAATATAGGAGAGTTAATATGCAAACTAAAAAAGATTTTGAACAAGTAGCGAC